CACACACAAACGATAAATAATCTTGAATAAGAACAGAAACAAGCAGTGGACCATTAATCAAAATCGCCTTCAGAGTCAGAACCTTGATCTGAATCCTCAAATAATAAATCATAGAGAGATTGTTCACCGTCGTCACTGTATTTGGTTAACCTCTTGAGAGTGTTGTAATCAGTCCTCTTGCGGATCTTCATACTTCTTAATGTTGTTGCGATTCTATCAACATCAGTGCCGGTCAGAATTGAAATCCTATTAACTATGTAAGTAAACAGTTCTGAAATCAGATGGACTTGACCCTCATCTTTCAGTTCATCAAGCTTGTTTAGACAATGGATGCCATAATCAGGCAGGTCGGTTTTATCTTCTGCCATGATGTTTGAGTTCTTAAAGAACAGATCGAGAACCCTAAGGACAAAGGATTGGTTTAATTTCAAGTTTGTTATTGTATAGAATTCTTTTTTCCTTCTTTGTTTATTCTCTCCAAGTGCCAGGACAAACCCTGTCAACTCTTGACTGTCAAAATTGAAATCATCTGGCTCGGCTTCTCCAACTTCCCAGGATGTATTTGCCAATTGATTTGAAGCCTCTTGGAACATTTCCATAATTGATTTCTTACTCAAGCTGATATCCATCTGCTTGTTGAAATCATTTGTCAGTTGCTCACCCGTTATAGGCTTCATTATTCTCTCATCATTGATGTCATATGTTTCTCCCATGTTCTGTTCATAATCTTCCATGAAATCCTGTATTTTGGATGTAGAAACATTTCCAACTGTTCTCATGTCCAGAGGTCTAACATGATTTTTAAGTATGTCAACAGATTCCTTGGTGTTGAAAGGATGAAGTCTACCATCGAAAAACCATCTTCTGTTTTTGAATAGTTTCACAGATCTCAGTCCATTTATGAATATTTCTGTATCAAATTTCAGGGTCCTTGGGATTTCAACTGGGTGGTAATGTCCTGGGAAATGGCTTACATTAATTCTACCTCTCTTTGTAGACTGCATGTACAAAAT